GGTAGGTCGCAGCTACGACTTGATTATATTTGACGAAGCTGCGCTCGGTGAAGGTGGTGAAGCTGCCTTTAATGTTGCATTACGTCCTACCTTAGACAAGCCACAAGCCAAAGCGATATTTATTTCTACTCCACGAGGTCGCAACAACTGGTTTTCGCAGTTTTATAACCGCGGATTTGACAGCAACTTTCCTGAATGGATTTCATTGCAGGCCGATTACACCGAAAACACCCGCATGGCAGAATCAGATGTGCAGGAAGCTAAACGGTCTATGTCGCGAGCTGAATTTGAACAAGAATATTTAGCGTCATTCACGGTATTTGCTGGTCAGATTTATACTCTGCAAGAAGAGAATATTTCTCTTCCACCTGATAACTTGCGTGGCGAAGCAATAGCAGGTTGTGACCCTGGTTACAGGGATTCAACAGCATTTGCAGTAATTGTCTACGACTACGAAACCGATGTATTTTGGATAGTAGATGAATATTTAAAAGCTGAAAAGACCACTCAAGAACATGCTGTGGTATTTAGTGAGTTGAATGCTCGCTGGGGTGTTGAAATAGTATTTATTGATAGTGCAGCTGCACAGTTTGCTAATGATTTAGCTTACTTATACAATATTAGCACAACCAAAGCTAAAAAAGATGTGCTGCCAGGTATTGCGTATGTTCAGACATTGCTACAGCAAAACCGACTTAGGGTCGCACCTCATTGCACTAATGTTAGAGCAATGTTTGATCAGTACCGCTGGGATCAACGCGAGGGTCTGCAACGTGAAAGACCTATGCATGATGAATATAGTCACATGGCTGATGCCATCCGTTACGCACTATACACGTACACAGTCTAGCAACATAAAAAATTACATTGACTTTAGTATGCTGTTATAGTATAATACTCCAATAGCATAAAGTGTAAAAAAATTAAGCTTAAATTTTGGGAAAAAATAAGATGGATAGAGATACTTACCTACAACTGATCAGAAGCGTATTCTGCTCAGAATTTGCCTTTTATTTAAAAGCAGCCAATTTTCATTGGAATGTCGAAGGTTCGGACTTCTATGAATTCCACCTTTTATTTGAGCGTATTTATACAGAAGTATATGGTATTGTAGACGACTTTGCAGAGGAAATTAAAGCATTGCGTGCACAAACTCCTGCTGATTTAGTCACACTACAATCATTATCACAAGTAACAGCACAACCACAAGTATTGCCTGGTATGTCAATGGCACAAGAGTTGTTGGCTGATTCGGACATGATGGCAGAGATTTTTGGTGTAGCTTTTGTAGAAGCAGAAGCTCAAGGCGATCATGGCTTGTCAAACTTTTTGGCGGATCGTCAAAATGCACACCGCAAACATTCGTGGATGTTACGCAGCACATTAAAGTAAATGGCAAAGAATACAAATAAGCGAATTCCAGTAAAATGGGTTCGTGACCGTGCTAAGTCTGCATACGAGAAAAAAGAATCGTGCTATATTTGCACTACTCATACGGACTTAGAACTTCATCACTTACACTCAGTGACCATACTCTTGGATAAATGGGCTCTAGCTAAAGGCTATGACATTTCAACTGACGAAGGCATTTTAGCTGTTAGAGACGAGTTTATTAGTGAACATAATTCAGAGTTATATGATCAGGTGTACACCCTTTGTAACACACATCATGTAGCGTTGCATAGTGTTTATGGTAAAGCTCCGAAACCTGGTTCTGAACCGAAACAGGCTCATTGGATTGAGACACAGCGTAACAAGCATTTGGGTGGTGAACGTGTAATACCTAAAACTAGTAGTGGCAGTTTTTTCTCAGAGTTTATTTAAAGGGGAAAAATATGTCGTGGATAGATACAACCAAAGACTGGATAGTTACTAAACTAAATCCAGCTCAAGGTAGGGTTGCTCAAGGTGAGGGTGTTATCATCCCTACCGATGCAACGATTACTTACCAACAAGCTTTTAGAAAACTTGAATCCGTTAATAGATCTGTAAGCATGCTGGTAAACGCATGTAGTAGCATGGACTATGACGTTAAAGATAAAGTTACCGAAGGCGTGGTAAACGGAATTAGGCAAAAAACATTATTAAACTTGTTGAATGTTAAGCCAAATCCTTACCAGTCAGCACAAGAATTTCGTCAAGCCATATTTACTGACTTGATCCTGGAAGGTAATGTATTTATATACTTTGATGGTGCTTATATGTACCACTTACCTGCCATAAACGTACAGATTTTAACTGATACCGTAACCTTTATTCAAGGTTATCGTTATCAAGGTACTATAGAATTTAAAGAAACTGATATATTCCATTTTAGGGATACCAACTCGCATTCAATTTATCGCGGTGCGTCACGTTTAGAGTCAGCACAACGATCAATATCTACTCTATATGCCATGCAACAGTTCCAAGAGCAGTTCTTTGAAAATGGTGCTGTGTTTGGATTAGTTTTAACATCAGACAATACACTATCACAAGTTGCAAAAGATAAAACAATTGCCTATTGGCTTCAAAAATATTCCGCTAAAAACGGTGGCAAGAAACCCATTATCTTAGATTCTGGACTTACTCCACACCCAATATCAAACCAAAATTTTAAAGACATGGATTTTGACGTTAGTATTAAAACTCACAGTGAGATGATCATGCAAGCAATTGGTGTTCCACCAATTTTATTGGCTGGAGGTAACAATGCTAACATTTCCCCTAATTTGCGGCTATTTTACTTGGAAACAGTATTACCAGTCATTAGGAAGTTTGTGTCTGCTCTCGAACGATACTACGGATATGATGTGGAAGCTATCACAAGCTCCGTATCTGCACTACAACCAGAACTTAAAGATCAAGCAGCGTATTACTCAACATTAGTTAATGCAGGCATTATTACTGCTAACGAAGCAAGAACAGAATTACGTTATGCTGCCATGAGCGGACATGACGAAATAAGAATACCTGCTAATATTGCAGGTTCGGCTGCTGATCCCTCATTGGGTGGTAAACCACCTAGTGATAAGCCCACAGTAAATCAGCAATAATAAGGAAAGTTATGGATAAAAACAAAATACTATTTTTAAATAGTTCTTTTATCAAGAGCGATTCCATGCCAAGTGCAGATGGTAGTACATCTTTTGTTACTATCAGCGGTTACGCAAGTACTTCTGATGAAGATAGACAAGGCGATGTGGTACCACCTAGCGTGTGGGCTAAGGGTATGCAAAATTATTTGAAAAATCCGATAATTTTAGCGTATCACGATCACAGTGAACCAATTGGCAGGATGATCGAACACAAAGTAGACGAAAAGGGACTATGGATTAAAGCCAAAATCTCTTCAGCTGCAAAAAGTGTTTTTAATCTTATAAAAGACGAAGTACTAACGGCATTTAGTATCGGGTTTCGTATCATTGATGCGGAATATAATGCAGCGCAAGAGCTGTTTGTTATTAAAGAGTTGGAACTACATGAAATTTCAGTAGTGTCCGTACCAGCAAACCAAAACACACTATTTAGTCTTTCTAAAGCATTTGACGATGCCGAAGAATTTAAATCTTTCAAACTGCAATTTGCACCCAAAAGCGAGTCAGCTAAAGGGCTAGAATCCTCAACGGAAGCAAATGGCAACATTACAAAGGAATGGAAAATGGATCCAAAAGAATTAGAAAAATTGTTAGCAGACACAGCAACTAAAGCCGCTGAACAAACTGCTAAAGCTATTGCTGAATCACAAGCAAAAGCTATTGTTGAAAAAGAAGCAGCTCAAAAAGCTCAATCTGAATTCGACGCAAAAGTTAAAGCTGCTGTTGCTGCTGCTACAGGTGTAGCAACTGGTGAAACAGGTGCAGAGCGTTTGTTGGCTGAAGTTGAAAAGCGTTTAGCTGTTCAAGAAGAGTCTAGCAAAACAGCTTTGGCTGGTTTGGAAGCTGCTCTTAAAGAGAAAGCATCTGAAATCGAAGCTATCACTAAGTCACGTATGCAATTTAGCGACACCCAAGTTGGTGGTGCTATGTCTTCACAAGACAAAGAGAAGGCTGTTATTTTGGCTAAGATGGCTGGTAAGTCATTGGAAGGCACAAAATTTGGTCGTCAAATGGTTGAAAAATACGGTGCTCACGTTCCCAGCGCAACATGGGAATTGGAAGTATCCTTGAACCTAGAAGCTGAGGTTCGTCGTAGGCTAGTTGTTGCTCCTTTGTTCCGCAACATTGCTATGCAAACAAATGTAATGACAATTCCAGTAAATCCAGAAGCAGGCTCTGCAACTTGGGTTCAAAATGCTAACTTTGGTGCAGTTCCTGCAACATTGGGTGCAGCTGGTCCTGGTGCTGGTGGAAATGCTACACATGCAATCAAAGAGATTACTCTTAATGCATACAAAGTAGCTACCAACGAATATACAGCATACGAAGAGGAAGAAGACGCATTGATCGCATTGATGCCAATCATCCGTGATGGTATGATTCGTCGTGTTGCTCGCGCTGTAGACAAAGCTTTCTTGTTGGGTGCTGGTTCAGGTGCTGATCCTGTAGGCGGTTTGGCTACATTGGCTACTAACTCTGTTGGTAACTTGACAACCTCTACACCTTCTGCTAGTTATGTTGCTAACGTTGCTGCATTGCGTGGATTGCGTAAAGGTCTTGGAGTATGGGGTCTCGATCCTCAAGACGTTGTATTTATCGTTAATACCGATACATACTACAACTTGCTCGAAGATACAACTTTCCAAACTATGAATCAAGTTGGAACACAAGCTACATTGTTGACTGGTCAAATCGGTCAAATTGGTGGAAGTCCAGTGTTGGTATCTGGCGAATTTGCCACTGCCGCTTCTGGTGTTGTAGGTATGATTGCATGTGCTCCTAGCAACTTTATCGTTGGTAATCAACGTGGTCTTCGTATCGATACACAAGAGTTGGTTGAAACACAACGTCGTGTTATGGTCGCTAGCTTGCGCACTGGTTTCACTAAAGTTACAAGTAACTATGGTGCTGGTGTTACTAAGATGGTTTACTCTGCTTAATTCTATTAAGCTAAACAAGACCCCAAAAGGGTCTTGTTTTATAAGTGTATGTTATGCACTTATAAAACAAGTGAGGTGTATATGGCAACAAATTTAATTACAAGGACTGATTATAAGTCCTACATAGGCATCTCAAGTAATAATATGGATGCCGAGATTGATCTACTAATTCCTAAAGTATCAGATTTTGTAAAAAGTTATTGCCGCAAAACTTTTGTAGACTACTACGACGAAGCTAAAACTGAAACATTTAATGGTGGATTTGACAGACTATTATTAAAAGAAACTCCAGTAGTTAATGTTACTAGTGTTCAATATAGTGCTGATTACGGTCAAACTTATACTAAATTAACTAAGTTTACAGATTGGGTTCAAAACGGCGACGCTATTATTTCTATTAATACTACAGGTTTTACTGAACAATTAATGGGTTACAAAGTAACTTATTTTGCTGGCTATGAAACAGTACCACAAGATTTAACATTAGCAGTTTATGATTTAGTAACTTACTATCGCAGACATGATTCAAGTGTTCACTCACAAAAAAATCCTGGTTCAAATACTGTGCAAATTGAGTATATTTCTACTACTAGTTTACCAGCACATATTAGACGCGTATTAGATATGTATGCGGCGGACTATACATGAGCGCAGAAGCATTTCGTAATGTAATGAAAAATATTCCTGAGCTAAAATATTGGGCATCAGGACAGCAAGATACAAGTTCTACATTACATTCAACACGTAAATCTAGTAAACAAGAAATTGAAAATAGTATAGTTGATTTTGTATTACCTGTTAGTGATTTACAAAAAGTAGTAGGTGATCCAGGCACTGCACTAGATATACTTACAGAAATTAAAACGGGCATGGACCCATTTATTGATTTAGTTACAACTACTAGTGGACAGCAAGTAATTATATTTAAAGAAATTAGATTTGGTAGTTTAAATAATACAATTGCAGGGTACTTAGCAAATTTAGCCGAAGATCAAACAGTTAAAGAACAAGTTACAGAAGCTGTAAAGTTTTATAACTTTGATAGGGGTCATGTATATGGCTGGGCAAATACTTTAGTTGAACGTACAAGAGGAAGTGTTGCACAAACGCTTCAATCAAGAAATGTTCCTCCCGAACAGCTACAACAAGAATTAGACGCATTAGGTAAATTTATTGATAGTTTATTAAATGTACTAGAAGAATTAGATCAGGCTGCAAGTAGTCTGGGCAACGATTTAAAAGCAAATATATTTGCTAAATATAGAAAAACTGACAGTAGTTGGTTAATTCAGTGGCAGGGTAGTGCAGAACAACAAAGAGCTGGTGGTAAAGTTGGTGAAGCCATTGGTTTAAATGATAGTAAAGGTGTACGCGGATTTTTAAAGTCTGTTGGGTATCAAAGTAGCGATAATATAGTTGGCAAAGCACTTCAAGGTATGGTTGATGGCTTTATTAAACAAGGTTTATCAAATACCGATAAAAACTTATTGCAATTAGAATCTTCACCCAAAATTATTAGTTTAATTGAAGACTCACTAATGAGTGCTGCTACTGGTAAAAGTAAAAAATACCAAAACGAATATACTGGAACAATTAATAATTTAGGTAATTTAACAATACAATCATCAACAGGAGTTGATCAGGCTAAAGCTAGTATAGCTAAACAAAAAGCAGAGTTAAATAAATTAAAATCTGATACTAAAAAAGCTAAAGAAAAGATCAAACAGCAAAATCTTTTACCTCAAGATAGTACTGTTAATTTATTAAATTTACAAAATTTAATAAGCTTACACATACAAGATGTTGTAAGTGCTAATATGGGTGGTGGAGATCGTAAGGATATTTTAAACTACAGAACGGGTAGATTTGCAGGTTCTGTTAATATTAAAAGACTTACAATGAGCAGAGAAGGTATGATAACTGCTTTTTATGATTACATGAAATACCCATATGCAACTTTTAGTAATGATGGAAAGCAATCAAAGCCTACTAGTAGAGATCCTAAACTATTGATCTCTAAATCAATTAGAGAGATTGTAGCTGAAAATGTTGCAAATAGATTAAGGGCAGTAGTTGTATGAGTAAACGTGCTAGTATAGCAATTGCAATTGCAAATAAATTAAACGAACAATTAGATGGAGTTCAGTATACAACTAACTTATTCGGAAACGCCTACCCAAAAATGAAATTTTGGGATGAAGTACAAGACTTTCCAAGTGTATATGTAACTGCAGGAATGGGGGCCAGAGATTATCAACTATCTGGCTTTGTTTGGGGCCTATTGAATGTTAGTATTAAACTGTATGTTAATAGTGAAGAACGAGCTCAGGAAGAACTAGAAGTACTTCTTGAGGATGTAAGTAAGTGTATTGATGCAAATCGTCAACTCGTTTATGATACTACTAATAATCTTCAAACTACAGAAATACTGATTACAACTATCACTACAGATGAAGGCCTATTACGACCTTATGGAGTTGGTGAGATAAACTTACAGGTGCGATATGCACTACAATAATGTGATCGGTATCGAAACAGATAAATATCTAGTAGGTATGCCTAGCATTACTAATTAAAAAGGAAAAGAAATGGCAGTTAATTTAATTCGTAATAGTAGAGTATTCTTTACTACAAACGTTGACGGCAATGGAAGAGTAAGAGCTGGTGCTTATAAAAATGGTGCATTTCCATTTAAAGCTACTAATACTTTTGAAATTCAAGTACTGGATGGTTTAACATTCAGTCAAAATACAACACAAGATACAATTACATTAAATGAAGCAGGTGCTGCACCTAGTCGTGGTCAACGCTCATTTAATACACAACTACAAGCATTAGACTTTTCGTTTAGTACTTATATGCGTCCATTTAATGATACTACTAATAGTAAAATTACTTGTGAAGAAAGATTACTATGGAACGCTTTTGGCTCTGCTAATCCAATTGGTTCAGCAACTGCTGCTTGGAGTGAAACTGCTAGTGCAGCCACTATGAGCTTTGCAAACTCTAATAAACACCAGTTACAGAGCTTTGGCTTAATTATCATTTTTGATAATAGTGCTTATTTATTAGATAACTGTGCATTAAATACTGCTACAATTGATTTTGGTATCGATGCTATTGGTACTCTTCAGTGGGCAGGTAAAGGTTCAGCAATTCGTCCAGCAGACGTTACAGCAGATACAAGCAGTCCAGTTAATTTAGCTGGTGCTGATGTTTTAAGTGGTGGTACTACTGAAAATGGTTTAATTACTTTTAATAGTGGTTTAACAGCTGGACAAACATTTACTATTGCTGGATTAACCTACACCTCTACTGGTGTAACAACCTCAGTACAATTAGCAAATGCTTTTGCTAATCTAAGTAATGGTGCTACAACTGGTGGCGGAAGTGCTACAGGTACATATACTGGTACATTAACTGGATATTTTACAGGTATTGTTGATGGTAATAATGTAGTTATTATTGCTTCTACTACAAGTAATACTAATATTTTAACTAATGTTAGTATTAGCGGTACAGGATCTAGTTCTGCAACTATCTCAGTTACAGACGGTAGTACAACAGAAGCAGTAGACCAAGCTAAAGCTAAAAATACTACAGCTCAATACATTACTAACAAGTTAAGTACTATGGTATTGAATAGTATATTAAATAACTTTGATGGTAGTGCTAGTGGTAGTAAGCAATATACTATTGCACTAACAGGTGGTCAGATTAGTTTTAATAATAACATAACATACTTGATTCCATCTAACTTAGCACAAGTTAATAATCCAATTACATACTTCACAGGTACACGTGCTATTACTGGTAACGTTACTGCTTACCTAAAAACAGGTACAAATGAAGCTGGTACTTTATTGGCCGACTTGTTAAGTGGTTCTAGTACAACGGTAGATCCTAAATTTACAGCAAATATCCAAATGGGCGGACCTAGCTCTAACCCTACTGGTGTTGAATTAAAACTACCAGCAGCTATGTTACAGATTCCGCAAATTAATACAGCGGCAGTTATTTCTACAACAATTAACTTTACAGCTCAAGGCTTTACTACTACTCCATCACTTGGATATGACATTACAGCCCAAAACGAAGCTACAATCGTATACAGAGCAGCGGCTACATATTAAGCCGTGACTTTATCGGCAAGTGCTGGGTTGATCTCCAGCACTTCTTTTTCTTAATTATATAATAATAGGACGCCAAATGGCAACAGAAACCTCCCAACAAGTTAGTCTAAAATCACTACTAGTTCCTTCAAAAACAGTTGAAGTAGAATATCCTGGTATGCCAGGTTTTAAAATTTCATTAGGTTTTATGAGTCGTGAAAATTTAATTAATTTACGCAAGAAGTCTACAAAAACAACATTTAAAAATCGTCAAACTAGTGATGACTTTAACGAAGAACTATTTTTAGAATTATACGCTGAAACAGCAGTAAAAGACTGGAGCGGTTTAAAATTTAAATATGTAGAACAACTAGTGCCCGCAGACGTATCACAATATGGTCCAGAAGATTTTTTAGCATTTAGCAAAGAAAACGCTTTAATGCTTATGAAAAATTCTAGCGATTTTGATAACTTTATTAGTGACTATGTGAGTGACTTGGGAAAGTTTTCGAAGAACAGTTAATACAAATTAAGCGAATGGTCGAGAGTTACTTGCAAAATAGTGGTGTTGGTATGACCAAAGATCAATATTTTGAAATGTGTGAAACTCTTGGCAGTGAGCCTATTGAAGAAGAAATACCTGTAGAGTATGAAGACTTTCCAGACGAAATTCAAGTAGTACTTAGTATATATAGACTAATGCGAGATGAATGGGAGTATATGGGTGGAACTTATACTGGTAAAAACTTTAATGGAATTTTTGAACTGTTCGAAGTCTATGATATACATACTTTAGATAAAAGATATTATTTAGAATTAATACATATTATAGATATTATTAGAATTCAAGAAACTAGAAAAAAGAGTTAAACTTAAAAACCGCTAACTAATAATTAGCGGTTTTTTTATTACTTAAAATTTTTTGGTTTGACAACTAAGTCCTCAAATGATATAATGGATCAAATTAATTATATTATTGTAATTTTTACAGTATAAATGGAGTATTTATGCAAAATACCATACAGGCAGAGATAAAGCTGGACAGTACGGAAGTACAAACAGGCATAGGGCACATGAAAAGTCTCAATAGTGAGACCGAAAAACTTGAAGCTAGTAATAAACGTAGAAGTGCCGCTGCAGCTAAAGCAGATAATATTAATTATAATGCTGCTCGTGCATTAGGTGGTGGTACAGGTGCAGCTGGTCGTGATTTTGGCAATGAAGCTAGAGCTTTGGGCGGTTTAGTTGCTGTATATGCTCAATATGCTGCTACAGTTTTTGCAGTAGAAGCAGCTTTTCGTAAATTAAAAGACGCTGCTGATGTTGAGAACATGACCAAAGGTATGGATCAATTAGCATCAAAAAGTGGCGTAGCATTAGGTTCGCTTTCAAGAGAATTTGTACGTGCAACTGGTGATGCTATTAGTTTAAAAGACGGTATTGATGCAGTAGCAAAAGCTAGCAGCGCAGGTTTAAATAATCAACAAATTTTAAATATTGCTAGTGGAGCGCAAAAAGCAGCTGTCGCATTAGGTAGAGATTTAAATGACTCTATTAGCCGTGTAACTCGTGGTATTGCTAAACTGCAACCCGAATTATTAGATGAATTAGGTTTATACAGTAAACTAGGTCCTGCAGTAGAAAAGTATGCTGCTAAATTAGGCGTATCAGCACACCAGTTAACAGAAACTCAACGTAGTCAAGCATATGCTGTTGCAGTACTAAAAGAACTTAATCAAAAATATGGCGATATCAAAGTAGATGCAAATCCTTATGATAAGTTGTTAGCTAGTTTAACAAACTTAACACAAACTGGTTTAAACTTTATAAACATTTTCTTAAAACCACTTGCAAACATATTGGGTGACAATCCAGTTGCATTAACTGGAGCAATTGGAATATTAGCAAGCAGTATATTAGGTAAATTTTTACCCGCAGTTGGACAATTGCGTGAAAGTACACGTGAACAAGCTAATAAATTAGCTGAAGTATCAAAAGCTAGAGCAGCTGATTCTGCTAAATCGCTTTCAGAAGCTAAATCTGCTGCAATTGAAGAATTAAAAATTAAAAAAGATAAATATGCACAGGACAAAGATGCTGCAGTAGATGCTGCCCAAAAACGTTTAGAAGCAATCGATAAAACTAATATTACCGATAAAGCTAAAAAAATTATCAGTAATCCAGATATTGAAAAAATTACTGATAAACAATTAGACTATTTAAAAGATCAAGCTACTAAGAAAACTAAAGCTGGTGCAGACGCCTATCAAGGATTTGTAAATGCGGTTACAGAAGCTAAAAAAGCTCAATTAGATTATTTTTCATCCATACGTGATGCTGAAATTAAGTCATCCAAAGCACCAGGTGGATTCTGGGATTTTAGTGCAGCTGGTATGAACGCTAAAGCTGCTGAAAAAGCTAGACAAAATGCTGCTGGTGCTAATATCGTGGCAACCGCAGCTGAAACAGCTAGTCTAAAAGGATTTGGTGCAGCTTTTGGAGAAATGGTTTCTGGCATTAAAGCAGAACAGTTAAGTCCTGTAAAAGCTGTATTTACAGGAATTAGTGGAACTGCAACAGCAGCTGCAGCTAGATTAGTGCAATTTGCTGGGGCTGTTGGTACAGTAGGTATGGTTATTGGTGCATTGGCTGCTGTAAAATCAATAGGAGATCAGTTATTTTCAGGAACAGCGCAGTCAGCAGCAGAACTAACACGAAATTTAGAACAATTGACTAGTGTTACAAAAACAGCAAAAGATGTGTTTGAAAGATATAACGATACGATTACTACTGATTCATTGATGGCAAAGTCAAAAGCTATTAATAATATATTAGCTACAATAGCAGATACACCGAATAAACTAGATAGACAGTTAAAAGATCAAACTTGGTGGGATAGCATTTGGGATGCCTTACCACAATTTTTAGGCGGGCATGTTGAAAATCAAGCAGCAGAAGCTTTAGGTAAGGGTATATCTAACGTTATTGATAACTTGGCTACACCAGAACAAAAAGAACAAGCTAAAAAACAATTAGCCTCTATTTTAAGTATAACTGGAACTGACGAAAAAGATATAATTGGAGGTATTAAAAGAGGAACTACAGCTACAAGAAATGCGGCTATTGCTTTTGTAGAAGGTGTTGGTAAAGATTTAGAAAAAATATCAAGTCCTGCTGAAAAAGTACGTGAAAATTTTAAGTCACTAGAAACTAGTTATTTAAATATGCGTAATAGTTTTATTAGTACAGATGTTGGTGTTAAATTTGCTACTGATTTAATTAACCAACTAAGTGCAATTGGCAAAGCTTTTGATAATCCTCTTTCAAAATTAGCAGTTATGAGAGAGTTAGCAAAAGATATGTCAAAAGTTCAAATGTTTCCTGGAGAAACACAAAAAGAGTTGACAGATGCTGCTGAAAAAATAAAAGCAATAGAAGATCAATTAACTGCTGCACGAGCAAGTCGTGACAATGCTGAGCAAAAACTTAAGGATAAAGGTTATGCAAACGGACAGGCCGCTGCAAATTTACTTACACCAGATGCAGTAGCTGGCAGACAAGTGTATGCAGGAATTAATACACCTACACAAATAGGTATTAGAGCAAGTGCCGCAGCTGCTCAACAATTCCAAACCGCAAATACAGATATAGATCGTTTAGAAAAACAACTTCAAGCTGCTTCAAATGGTTTCAAAATAAATCTTAGTTCTGGAATAGATGAAGCTGTAAAATTAATTGAAGGCCCATTACGTAGGGCATTGCAACAGTCTCGTATTGATTCATCTAAAGCCATTATATCTAATTTACCAGAAACAGCTGCTGGTATTAAAATGCAAACCGATTTAGACTTAGAGTCTATACGAATAAGAAAAGAGGAAATTGTAGCATTAAAAAGTTTAGAAACTTCGATAACACTAGCACGTATAGCGGGAGAACGAGGAGAAACAAATAGAATGTTAGAGTCTCCATCTAGAGACCCTGAGTTTAGAAGGAAACTACTAGCTAAACAAGATGATTTAGATCAACAAGAAAAAGCTGCACGAGGCACAATAACTAGTAAAGAAGCTGCTAAAGCAGGCGGTACAACTTTAGCAATTTTTAATTCTAATCAAGGATTTGATGCAAAATTAGTTGGACTAACAAGTCAGGCTAATGTAGATAAAATTAAAGGTTATGTTTCTACAAATATTTTTAAATTTACGCAATCTCAAAAAGATGTAGAGCAAAGACTAGCAGTATTACAGGCTCAAAACGCACAAGAGATTGAAAGTGATGCATTCAAAAGCTTATCAGATGCTGAACAAGATAGAAAGAAAGCTCAACTTGCAGCTAATGAACAAGTATTAAAAGATGCTCTTGCACAGTTTCCGGCTATAATAAATCTGCAAAAAGGTAAGTTGGCTAATGAGTATGTTAATGATAATAAAAAACAATTTGGTGATAAAGTGCCTGAACTATTAAAAGTTGGTACAGAAGCACAAGAACAAGGAATAAAACAGTTAGATTCCTTAAGACAAGCACAAAAACTTCAAGTTGATACAACTGCTACAGTAGCAGAACGTGCAGCAAGTGCTGCCGAACTCACAAGTAATAATAAAGAAAACGATGTAATATTAGCAGAAACACAAGCTAAAAATATAGCAGCACTACAAAATAGTTTAAATATTAATCAAGCTAAGAAAACCACTTTAGAATTTTTAAAATCTATAGGTGGTGTTACTGAGCAAGATTATTTCTCACAACAAGCTGCTTTAACTATTTCAGATGCACAATTAGAGCGTGATAAACAAATATTGGAAGTAAAAAATCAACAAAGACTTTCAATTGAAAGAATACAAGAAGCAGAAAAAGCAGCTGGCGGTGAAAATAAGAAAGAATTTGAAACACAAAGAAAACAAGTAAATACTGATGCTCAAGCTAAATTAGATGTTATAAATGAAGAAACAAAGAAACGAGTAGATCAAGCTAAATTAGTTAGAGATAATCAAACTGAAAATGCATTACGTGAACAAGCTTATAACCAAATATTTATTAAGGGTATTGACGCAACTACTGATAAGTTTATGGAATTTATTACTACTGGAAAAACTAGTTTTAAAGGATTAGTAGACTCTATGATTGCTGATTTAATTCGTTATGAATTAAGACAAAATTTACTTAAAATATATGAAGGTACAGGTGGTGCTGCTGGTATTATTGGTGCTGCTAAATCATTTTTTGGGTTTGGGGGTACTGGGGCAGGGCCCAGCACTTCACAAATTAGTATAGCTAATCAAGCTGTACCACCTACATATGTAGGTGCTAAAGGGTTTGCTTGGGAAAACGGTATGCAAAAATTTGCTATGGGCGGTGTAGTAAATCAACCAACACTGTTTAAATATGCACACGGTACTGGATTAATGGGCGAAGCAGGACCAGAAGCTATTATGCCATTACGTCGTGATGGTGCTGGTAATCTAGGTGTAATTAATGGTGGTGGCGGTAAAGTTGATGTAGTGGTTAATAACTATGGCAATCAACAAGCAACTACTAAAGAAACTACAGATGCTAAAGGTAATCGTAAAATTGAAGTTATTATTGGAGATATGGTTGCTGATCAAATTGGTAAAACTGGATCTAGTGCTCAACAAGCAATGACTACAAACTACGGTAATCGTCCAACATTGGTAAGGAGATAATAAATGGTTCAACCATGGCCAGCAACACTGCCACAAGTACCACAAAAAGGTTTTCAAGAAACCATAGGTATTAATATTATCAGAACCCAAACTGATGGTGGCCCAGCAAAGCAACGCAGACGTGCTAGTCGTCCTAATGATATGCAGCTATCATTCATTATGACGACTGCACAAACACAAATACTAGATGACTTTATTAAAAATACTATTGGTGGTGTAGCAAGATTTCAATTTCCACATCCAAGGCTATTAGGTACAACTGTAGATGTCAGAATTGTGCCGGGTGGTAGTGGTGAATTTTTTACTGTACAATACTTAGCGCCCGGTTATTGGTCAACTAGTTTAAAAATGGAAATTATGCCATGAGTAGATTAACTAGTTTAAGTGCAAATGCTGTACAAGCAATGTTCAGCACAGAAACTCAACAACAATTAATTATGTTAATAACTATTGCAGATCCTGCAGATCCAACTGGAACTGCAGTATCTCTTAGATTGGCAGATACTTATACAAACAGATTAACTAGTTTAACTACTGATACTGAAATTGTTTATGGTGTAACTAGTCGTAGTAATGACTATGTATTTCTACCGCTACAAATTACACTACCAACTGAGCAAGATACTGGTGTAGGAAACTATAGTATAGTTTTAAACTATACCTCACCAGAAATAATTCAACTAATACGCACACAGCTAACTAGACCTACAAAAGTATTATTAGAATTAGTACTAGGTAATACACCTAATACAGTAGAAGTTAGTTTTTCAGATTTTTATATTACCAGTGTAAATTATAATGCTCAGCAGATAACTCTTAACTTAGACATGATTAGTCTAAGTAGAGAACCTTTTCCTAGCTTTAATTTTACGCCAGGATATTTTCCAGGATTATTTTAATGAACTATGATAAATATATAGGTATACCATATGTGGTTAATGGTAGAGATTATAGTGGCATAGACTGCTGGGGATTAGTGTGCCTATATTATCGTGATGAATTAAGCATTGAATTACCAAGCTATCAAGATGCTTACGAAAATCCTGCCGAAACTAGGGTAGAAAAAGCTATTAGTTTATATAAAGGTAATTGGAATAGTACAACAACTCCTGATGTAGGAGATGTTGTACTATTTAATATTTATGGTGAACCACGCCATATTGGTATTTATATTGGCAATAATATGTTTCTGCACAGCAGAGACAATAAAGACAGTGTTATTGAATCACTAGCAAGCCCTCGTTGGGCCAGTAGAATTGAAGGCATTTATAAATATGCCCATACTAATAGTATTCAAGTAGTAGGTGCTCCACACCCATTAAAAACACAAGTAATTCGTGAATGGACAGTAGCTGGTACTACTGTTCAAGATTTTGTAAATTATACTAAAGAAAAGTATAATGTTAGCCCAGCTTTTGAAAGTCAGTTAATTATAGCAGTTGATGGTAAGCCAGTTCCACAGGCAGAATGGGCAACTACTGTACTACAAAGAGATCAAATATTAGCATATAAATCTGTACCTGCTGGAGATAATCCGTTACGAATGATTGCAATGTTTGCAGTTATTATTTTTGCACCTGAACTTGTTGGTTCGTTTATGGGTGTGGAAACGGCTGCTGCAGGGGAAGTTTTAACAGCAGGTCAAATTGCTTCAAATGCAGCGATTACTGGCAGTTGGACTTTTAGAGCTGCTACACTAGCTGTTCAATTTGCAGGCATGGCATTAGTAAATGCTATTTTTCCAGTTAGACCTCCAGATGCTGCAAATAATCCTGGTAGTCCAGGACAAATGAATTTATTTACGGGTGGCGGTAATCAAGGAAATAGATTTGGATCTATTCCAGTTGTTTTAGGCAGAATGAGGGCAACAGGACTATTAGGTGCAATACCATATGTAGAAACAGCACCAGATACTAATTTACTAAATTTATTAATAATCTGGGGATTTGGACCACTAACTATTGAAAATTTATGTATTGGCTCTATACCGATAGAAGACTATTATGCTGATAATTTATCACAAGATGTTCCACGACCTGTAAAAGTATATGGTACAGGTCAAGAAGATATGGCTGCATTTAATAAGCTATATGGTTCAGATATAGAACAAATAAGTAAAGGTGTAGAGTTAGTAAATAATGTACAGACTGGATCAAACCCTTGGGTTGCTGTAGAATTTGTACAGCAATCTACTAGTGTAGAAATTGCCTTAACGTGCCCAGAAGGTATGCGTGCAGTTAATACTAAAAATGGTAATGTACAATCTGCAGAAGCTAATATACAAGTTCAAATTGGTACCTGGAATGGGTCAACTTTTGTTTATAATGACACTGCACCATATTCTGTAGGGTCAGGTAGTAGTAATGCTTGGACTACTGTAATTCAAAGTTCTTATATACCTGCATCTGATGAGTTTAGTGCTAATCAAAATCTATATCAATATACTATTATTGGACTACTACCTGGTGGTGGATTACAATCATATTCAGGGGCTGCTACTGATACTATTGGTGCAAATCCAAGTTCAACTTTACAAACATTGTATAAATCTGGTTCTTATGGATCATTATTAGGAACGGATAATACTTATACTTATTTACCTACTATTCCAAATGGTGTAGTCAAACTATATACTATTAGAACATATGGTCAAGATGGTATTGGTGGAATGGTTATAACAGATCATAGGTCTGAAATTGCATCGTCAGGGTTTACTGTAACAGGTCTTGGTATAACTACTACTGCAGCTACTGTAGATGTTTATGATACAGATTCGCACTCTAGTAGTGCAGTATCAACAGGTGGTATAAATGTTGCAGTTGCTAGTGGTAGTATTACGACTAATGCATCTGATTCAGTAACAACACTACCTGTAGAAGAAGTAATTTATACTAGTAGAATGTTATCGCAAGGTAATGGCACATTTTCTAATACTAGTTCACACTCGCCTTGGGGTGATTTATTAAATAGTTATGGTATTTGGAATAATTCTGCGGGTAGTAATCCTTGGGAAACATCTATTCCGCTTAGCGCTAGTTATTTTAAATATAGTGGATGGTACACTGTTGAAGCCAGTGCAGATGATGAAGGTATAATAGCTATAGATGGAATTATTGTAGTAAGTATGCCATATGGTGGTGGTGGTGGCAGTAGTAAAAATTGGGTATATTTAGAAAAAGGTACGCACACAGTAAGAGTTCGTGGATTAAATAGCGGTACAGGTACTGGCGACGATTTAAAAGGTTTAGCTTTTGTAATTACTTATGTACCAGGCGGATTAAATCCACAAGCAAGTACTTATACTAGATTTGATTTTGGTATTAATGGCTTTTACGAAAAACGTAAAGATCCCTTTAATTTTAGTTATAGATTTTCACAATTACCTTTAGGCAGATATGCTATTCGTGCAAAGCGAATTAATGCTGGTACTCAAGAAATTACAGAAGGTGATATCACTGTACACTATTACTATAAAGTAATCTTTTCAAGTGCTGCTTGTTTTAATAATACAAATCCAGTTGTTGACCCACCAGGTTGCGCACTAGCTAAAACAGCTATTAGAGTTCAAAGTACTAATAAAGCTAATGGTCAAATAGACGGTGTAAATGCTATATTGCAAACTAGAGGTAAAAACTGGAATAAAACTAGCCAGAAATGGGATTTAGAAGTACCTATTAATAACCCTGCTAGTTTATTTTTATATGTACTAACACACCCTGCAAATGCATATAGGCTAACACCAGCAGAAGCTGGTGTTAATGCTAGTGGTATTGGTGTAGGTACAAAAATTAATTGGGCAAAATTACAAGAATGGCATGAATTTTGCGAAAATGGAAATCCATCTGGTAAACCATTAACCTATAATAGTATTGTTACTAGTACTATTAGTATAATGGATATTTTACGAGATATTTGTGCATGCGGTATGGCAAGTCCACAATACAGCGATGGTAAATGGACTGTAGTTATTGATAAACCAAGAAGTTATACAAGCCAATATTTTACAGTATACAATAGCTGGGGATTTGAAGCTACTAAAACGTTACCAAGAGTACCCCACGCATTTAGAATAACTATACCAGATCAATCAATTGCCTATCAAGCAAATGAATTTTATGTTTATAATTATGGGTATAATGCAGATGGTACTGGTGGAAAAACTAAAGCTACATTATTTGAATCACTACAATTACCTGGTGTAACTAGTCAAGAACAAGCTACCTTTATGGCTCGTTGGCATTTAGCTCAATTAGTACTAAGACCAGAAACATACACACTAAATACAGATTTTGAATATTTGGTATGTCAGCGTGGTGATGTAGTAAAAGTTACACACGATGTTCCACAATGGGGCGTTGGCGCCGGTAGGTTAAAAAATCCACAAGTAGGTTCTACTACGCTCAATTTAACAGAGCCATTATATTTAACTGCCGGAAAAAATTATCAAATTTTAATCAGAACTAACAGTCAAAGTAATACTGAAGGTGTTACTAAAAATATTGATACTATTTCAGCTACGGGATATTACGATACTGTAACAATTACTAGTGCTGTTATTGCTGGTGATGGTTTAAGTGATGATAATTTATTTATGTTTGGCGAAGTTAATAAAGTAACTCAACAATTAGTAGTGTTATCAATTGAACCAAGTACAAACACTAGTGCAAAATTAACATTAGTAGATTATTCACCACAAATTTATACAACTGATTTAACACAGTTACCAATCTATAATGCTAATATTACGCCAATAAGTCCGTTTGTTGTACAAAATACTATTATAAGTGCACCTGTTATTACTAGTATAATTAGTAATAGTCCACTAAGTCAAGAAATTACAAATGGTATATATAGAAATGTAGCTATTATTAGTTTTTCGAATCCAGCTGACTTAACTAAAAATGCAGAAATAATACAAGTACAAATAGTAGAATCAACAGCCTCTATTGAAAGTGCTAGTTTAAATAATTTATATTATATTAATAAAGAACAAGGTAGTATTGTTATTAATGACTTAATAACTGGTGGACTATATAAAGTACGTGCCAGATATGCTAATCAAATGGGTACAATATCAGGCCCTTGGAGCGATATTTCTTTCTTTGTTAATATTGGTAAAGATACTAATTACTATACTGCACCAACATTAACCATGGATTTAGATGGTACACTTATCAAAGCTTATCCAGGAAATACTGTAAAACCAAGTAATTTTAAACACTTTGAATATAGAATTTACAAAGATCCTGGTTCGGAAGATTTTTGGGATTTACCAGTAGTAGGTCATACAGCTACAGGCGCAGAAACAACATTAGCAGCAACTTATAATATATTTTCTATGACAAGTACAAATGAAGGGGTATTTGATATTTCATCATCACTTAACCCTAAACCTAGAATATCTGCACAAGGTGTAGAATACAGAGTAGCCTGTAGAGCCGTAGATACTAGTGGTAACTATAGTGAGACAAGCACATTAGGTGCTATAACTGTCAAAACTATTCAATAAAGGGTAAAAATGTCGGCAAATTTATATCCAGGAATTAAATCCTTATACTTAATACTACAACGTCCATACGACTTAATCAGAACTACTGATGTTCGTGATGACTTAAGTGGCGTTAAAATTTGGGTTAGTAAAACCAGCAATTTTAATATAACTACTACAACCCCCTATGCAGATGGTAATGCAGGATTAATGACGCAAATAACAGGATTAGATGAAGATACTACTTACTATGTTAAGTATGCTTTCATCAGTAAAATTGATCCTGATACATACACTGTTGCCAGTCAGCTAAGTGCAAAAACCTTAGCTGCTGGTGTTCATGTGTATGGTTATTTGACTAATGACCCTGTTGGTATTGCTACTGATAGTGCTGGTGTAGTCAGTGCAAGCACTAATTGGCAAACTGTTACTAATGGTGTATTTAAAGTTTACAATGATAATACTGATGTAACAGGTGCTAATACATCAAATGTAGGCCCTGTATACAGTATTAAGTCAGGTAGTACATTAGGTGGATTGACTGCTACTATTAATGATACTACTGGTGCATATTATGCTACTGGTATGACAGATGATAATGGTAGTGTTACTTTTCAAGCTGTTTATAATGGTGTAACTATAGAGCGTGTATGGAGCGTATATAAAGGTAAAGCAGGACAACTTGCACCTATTATTACACTTACAGCAAATGTAAAAGAGTTTATTTACAAAGACATAAATGCTACTACATCACAAACTACTAGCAGTACTATTACGGCCACACTTACAAATTTAAGCACGCAACCTACTTTTACAATAGAGTTTTATACAAGAGCAGGTGTTTCGTTAGGTAGCGGAGTAAGTGGTACTGATTTCACAGTTACTACTACTGCTCCATATACACTAACTATTACTAATTCACAGTTTAGTGCTAAAGGTATAACACTAGGCTATGCAACAGTAACTGCAACTATTGGCAGTGTATTTGATAGTTTAACTTTATACAGATTAAATGATGGCACCGATCAAATAACTGTAGAACAAAGTAATCCTAGCCATACACTAAGTGCTGCAGCCAATGGTGATACTGTAACTGCTAATTATGTAGGCAGTGCAAATATAATTACTGTATACAAGGGTATTACAAAATTATCGGTAGATAATGTTAGTCCTTATGCACTAAACACCTGGTATGTAAAATCAGCAGTTGGCACTAATATTACACCTGATCAAAGTCCTGAAATAGGTAGTAACTACATTACTTATGACCCTGCAGCTGCAATGACTGCGGATGATGCTTATATTGATTATACTATTACAGTACAAACAACTGCAACTACTTCACAAGATTTTGTTGTACGTCAAAGTTTTGCCAAATCTAAACAAGGTAATAGTTCTAGAGCAGTTAATTTAACAGCTGATCGTTTAGCTTTTATTACTGCTAAAAATACTACTACTCCCGCACCAAATACAATTACACTACTAGCTACACAAAGTAGTTTTACAAGTCCAGTGTACAGTTGGACTGTGGACGGTCAAGCACCAGGTAGTTTAGGTACTGCAAGTGGCAATACTTTTACACTAAATAAATTTACTAGTGGTGGTTCTAAACTAGTACGTGTTACAGTTGCTGAATCTACTGGCGGATATAGTGAGTTTGACGAACTATCAATATTTTCGTTAAAAGAAGGTGACGATGCTATTGTTGGCACAATTAGTAACGAAAATCAAACTATTAGTTGTGACAGTACTGGCACAGTTAAAACTGGACAGTTTCCATTTACAACTACATTTTTAGTTGCTCAAGGTTCAAGACTTATAAATGGTACAAGTACTCCTAGCGTAGTTTTTGGACCTAGCGGTACTGTTGGCACAAACATGGCTAGTACAATTGACAGTAGTACTGGTGTAATTACTGTTACAGGTATTTCTTCAGAGTTTGCTTCGGCCACCTATACAGCAACAGTAAATGGTATTACTCTTACTAAAACACTAAATCTTAATAAGTCTATTGATGGCAGTAATGCTCCTGTAGTTAATTTAACCAGTACAGGTCAAATATTTATTGTTGCTAAAAATACTGGCACAGTTAGCCCAACTACGCAAACATTTACTGCTAGTGCTTATAATGTAGGTACTAGCCCATCAATAGTTTGGAAAGTAGACGGAGTAACGCAAGCTGGTCAAACAGGTTATACTTTTTCATTAGCAAGTTTTAACAGTGGTACTAAAACAGTTAGAGTTGAAGTTACTGCTGGTGGTGTAACAGTATTTGATGTTATGACTGTGTATGCTTTAAAAGAAGGTGACGATAGTTTAGCTGCTGGTTTAGGAAATGAAAATCAAGCTGTTGTTTGTGATAATACTGGTGCGCTTATTGGTAGCCAACCATTAAGTAGTCAGTTTGTAGTATTTAGAGGTACTACTAATATTACAATTAATAATGGTATAACCTATTCACTAATTACTAGCGGTACTAATGCAACTACCAGTGGTGTAACAGCTACAATTGATTATAATACAGGTGCTATTAGTGTTACTAATATAGCAGTTGCAAATACTGTTTATATAATGCAAGTAGGTGTGCGCGCAACAATTGGTAGTACAACAATTGATAAAGTATTAACTATTAATAAGTCACTTAATGGTAAAACACCTGTAAAAGGTACTGATTATGTAGATGGTAAAAGTACTTATACCGCCACAGTATATTTACAACAAGCTACAGCACCATCAACACCACCTAGTGGTGGTAGTTATAATTTTACTACTAGTACTCTTACAGAACCTACTGGTTGGACAAAAACTTTACCAACCACTTCAGCTACTTTAACTACTTATATTTCAGAGTATACTTTTATATCTGCTATACCTGGCGACACTATAACTGCAAATACCTGGTCAACACCTGTAGCATATGTAAAAAATGGTACAAATGGTACAACTCCTGTAAAAGGAGTTGATTATACAGACGGACTTCGTGGCATAGCCAATTTAACTCGTCTAGTTAGTTATGATTTAAAAAGTCAAACAGCAACTTATTATGCTACGACTGGTGGAGCTGGTACTGTAGGATATGAATGTCAACAAGC